AAATATCAGTCGACGGTGAGTGTCTCGACTTTTCCAGGGTGGCAATGTATTCCTATGGCCCGATTGTAGTGCTTTTTCGCCACAGTGACAACACAACTATGTTGTGTCCCAAGGGGCTCGTTGGTGAGCTGTCGCTGTATGCGATGGGTAGGACGAGGGACAGTGATACTTTCAAATCGCTGGTAAGCCACGCCCGGTACAAGGCCGGACTGTACAATCTGCCACCTACAAGGGTTGCGGATTCTGTATTTGCGTGCTGCTGCCTAGCGTTCGTGCGGGGTTTGATCCGTGAGACGGAAACGCTGCACGCCTTGGTAAAGCCGCTTGTCCCTCAAATTCAAGTGCACGGTGATTCTTTGCAGTTCAACTTTAAGCATGTTTGGAACTGGAAGCAAGTTGCCGCGGTTGCTGGTGCAGCTGCCGTGGCCACCGTTGGCATAGCCGCTGCTGCTGGTGTCGCCCCTGTGGCGGTACCCGCTGTGGCAGCCGTCGCACTTGCTGGCGCCGTTGTTGCTCACAACTGGCCGTCAGATCCGATCCCGGCGGGATGTCCATTCCGGGGTTACATCGAGAACCGGTCTAGCAACCCGGCTCGCACAGTGTCACAACCTTGTGACCCAGTTAAGCTGCCAGCTACTGAGGTCAAGGCTTCCATTGGTGAAATTCTCGATCGTCCGCTCGACGTGTCTGCATCATTGCAGGTACGGTCCGACGTGACGCAGGTCAAGCCGACAACACCCCTTCATGTGGCAGGGTGCGTGTCTACACTAGCAATGAAAGTTGTGCCGGCTCGATCCGTCCAGTCTTCATTGGCAGTACTCACTGCCAAGGTCTTAGCTCCATCACCTTACCACCATGGGAAGTTCGACCAGAAGTATTGGGATGTGTACGTGAAGTGGAATGACAAGTGGTTCCCGGAAATCTTTCCAGGTTTCCAAGAACACCCGGTGCGATCGCCCTCTCATGAGGCGTGGGTCTCGCGGTTTCCCACCAGTGTTAGGCGCGATCTTGATCGCGCTAGGGCGAGATGGAGGGCAGGGCACGTGTCGAAGACAGGTGTTGCCAACATGTTCGTCAAGACTGAGGGCTTGTTCAAGACTTCAAGCGATGGGGCAGTCGATTTCGATCCTCGGCCGATACAGGCCTCCACGGCTGAACACAGTGTTATCACTGGACCGTTCTCCGTTGGATTCTCCAAGCGACTCTCTGAATGTTGGGATGGTGACAACCACCCGATATGTTACGTAGCCGGCTCCAATGGCGAGCGCATCGGCCACCTTATACACCAG